TGCTTTTCCTATTTCCATTTAATATCCAAATTTACCATATTTCTGCAACTTTCTTTCATGGCTTTTTATTGCTTTTGCCATTACAAACTCAGCATCATTCATGCTGTTTTGTGTTGCTTTTAAATAATTACTATTCCAAGCTGGTTTTATAAATGGCTGATCTGTTCCATAACCTCTTCCACCAAATTTAACTTCACTACCATATTCAATCCAAGCTCCATAATAACCACTCTTATCTTTACTTTTAAATCTACCTTTTACTCTTGGACCAACAAAACCACCTAAATATTTTCTACTTGCTCTTGTTGTAAAATATCCAATACTCTTTTTTAATTGTTCAGTTCTTTTTACATCCTTTTGATTCTGTTGCCCTGTCAAACCATTTAGATTTGATTTTGCACCTTCAATAAATGGCTTACTGTTTTTTCTCCAAAACTTTTGCCAAATAGAATTTTTCTTAACTTGTTTAGGTAATTGCATAAACAAATCATTTAATTCTTTTGTTCCTAAAACTGTTATGTTTGACTTAGCCATTAATCTTTATTCTCACAAATTATTTCTAAAAATGCTTCTCTTCCATCAATTTGATTTATAACTTTTGGAAAGTAATATTTACTATCATAAGTTAATCTTGATTGTAAAGATAAATTACTCATGTCTAAATTTCTAATATAAACATGGAGCTTAGTCATTCCAGTTATTTTTTCACTTTGATCTGTTCCTTCACTTCCACCCTTCCAATCTATTGCAGCCCAAACTGTACGAAAAGTAGAATAACTTCTTGTCAATTCACCATAGCTATTAGCTGAGGTACTAACTGTTTCTATTAAAACTCTTCTGTCAAGTTCTCCTATTGTCATCCTACTATCTGAACTTTATATGTATCTAATAGCCATTTAACATTCATTGGTAATTCAGTTGCAGTTTTACCAGTAATAACACTTGCTCTATTTTGATAAAAATTTCCAATTGTCAAAAGAATAGCTTGTTTTATAATCTCTGGCACATCACTTGCAGCACTTCCATAACCAACTGTATATCTTGCAACAACAGCATCATTTCTTTTTGTTATACTTGGAAAGTTTTGATTGTTAGCTAATTGTATTTGTGATGGCTCATAATTTAACTGAGTATCATAAACACTTGCACTTAATGTTTGCAAACTATTATCAATATCATAATATTTAACATAAGCAACAGCACTTACTTTACTTTTAAATAAAGTTTGTAAATCAGCAAAACTACTTGCATATTGTTCAATAACAGTATCAATAAAAAATCTATTTGTGTACTCTTCACTTAATTGTGTTGCAGCTTTTATAATAGATGTGATATAAGTATCATCGGCAGTTGTATCAACTTTTAAATGAGATTTAGCTTCAGTTAAAGAAACTGGATAAGTAGATGCTGGAGTAATTACTTGATATGTTTTCATATTATTTAGTTATAAAAAAAGGGATGATGGTAATTCCACCACCCCTTTTCATAAATTAATTATTATCTACTATGCTTCCAAGTTTTTGTGGAATGTAGATGATTGAACAGCACCAGCATCAACAAGAGATGTTAGTACATATCTTGGCTCACCAGTTCCAGCTCCAGAGTAAATGTCATAAATCACATCTAATCCACCAAACTGTGCGATGTGTACTTTAGAGAAATCTCCAAATAAAGCAGCAGTTTTTGAAGCAGTTCCACCAGAGTTTAAGTTTGATGTAATAAATGAGAAATATCCATTTAATCTCTTATCAGCATTATCATATAAAGCAGAAACAGAAGCAACTTGAGCTAAAGATTTAACATCAGCATAAGCAGCTGGATTTAGAATATAAGCCATTCTTGATCCTTCTAAATTAACATCAGCAGCTAATGTATCAGTTTCCATTTTCTCAACGTTAGCAACAGAAATAACAGATGTTGCAGAAGATGTAGCATCTAAAAATAAAGAATTTGGAGCATTAGAAACATCAGCATTTCCTAAGAATGCAGATTCCATTGTTGAAGCAACTGATTGTGCCATGTTTCTTCTTAATGCAGCTTCAATAGATGCATTTTGAGTTACAGCCTCAGCTGATACGTTTACAATAGAAATACATTTCTTTGGACTTAAAGTTAAAGATGTTGCAGTTCCATTTGCAGCTGGAGCAGAGCCTCCAGTTTCAGCAACGAATCCAGAATTGATTGATGAAAATACTGGGAATTTCATGTTGTTTACTCCAGAATAAAAATTAGCTCCAGCAGATGCCATTACTAAGTTTGCTTCTAATTGATCAGTCCATGCCATAACTTGAGTTGCATTACCAGCAGCAGTTCCAACAGCAGCTCTTGTTAATATGCTTGAAGGAATACCAATTCCTTTGTAAGATTGTCCAGTATATCTTGACTCGTTTCTTGCTTCTTGATCCATTTCTTTTACAAGCCCTTCAATTCTACCAGTTGCAGCTTGTGATAAAGCATCTTGAAAAGAATAATCTCTTATTTCTTTTTCTTCTTTTGTGCTTGTAACTCCAGAAATAACAGCAGCATTTCTTTTTATTGTTTCCATTTTTTCAGCTCTTTCTATTTTAGCATCTAAATTGTCAACTTCTGTTAACAATCCATCTACTTGATTATTTTCCTCAGAAGATAAATCTCTTTCCTCAGTTGTAGCAACATCTTTAATGCTTTCCAACTGAGAAATAATATCAGATCTTTCCTCTTTTAATACGATTGATGTTTTCATTTTTTAATTATTTTAATTTATTTTCTCTTTTTTAATTCAATATTTAATGAGATAAGAGAGCCTCTCACTAAATTGTTTTCTTTTTCTTCAATTATTTCTTCTTTAGTTTCCTCAACTAAACTTTCTTGATATTCTTTTAAGCCTCTTTTAGCAACTACCAAATCACTTTCAGCCATGTTATAAGCTGGATAAGTTACTGGAGATACATCATAAAGCCTATCTATTTTTTTTATTGTTCTAATGTTGTTGCCCTCATCATCAGTTGACCATTCATCTTCTGCAACAGTAAATGCAAAAGAGCTTTGTGTAATATCACCTCGCTTCATTGAGATAGCTAAATCTTTACCATAAGATGTTTCTGGCATTTCAAATTCATACTTTAATCCCCTTTCATCAGCTGACAATTTTAATGTTCCAGATGTGCTTCTTGCAAGAATTAGATTTGGATCATGATTTATTAAACTACGAACATCAGAAGAGTTAATTAAATCTTCATTAAATACTCCTCTTTCTACAAACTCATAGAATCCACCAAGATTATTTGATCTTGAATCATAAACACTTGCATAGCCAACAACAACATCTTTACCATCATCTGTTGAATCAACTCTTGTTTCTACGTTAAAAATTCTTTTTTCCATATTATTATTATTTATATTTCTTACTCCTTTTTCTTCCTCTTCAATTATTTCTTTTCTTTTTCTTTCACTCCATTTAACCCCAGCATCTCCAGACCATAATGCCCAAGCTATTCTACCAGCACTTGGAAAACCATCTTCACCAGGATTAAATCCTTCACCTTGTTTATCTACTTCATGCCTTTTTAAATAGCTAAACATTCTTGTTACTCTATCTGGAGTTAATGAATTATTAATTATCATATTGGCTGTTTTTAATCCAACCTCTGTTCCACCTCTTCCAAATTCAGCCCTCCATTCTTTGCCTTTCTTTGCCTCAGCAACCATTCCATCTGTTGGAGTCAAATCTATATCTGACAATGCTCTGTAATTACTATTGTCATCATCAGCTTGTTTTTTAGAATCATATTTACAAGCCCCAGTTTCACCCCACTTCCATTTGCCATTAGCACATTTAAGAGATGGCATCCTCTCCAATTTTATCTATTGTTGTCATATTCATTTGCATAAAATGTTTATCACCACCCTCAATAGAGTTCATATTTTCTTTTTGTCTTACTTCATTAATTGACATATAACCATTTGTGATAGCTGTTTTATAAGCCTCAGTTCTTGATTTTACATCACCTCTTAACAATCCGTTTACATTAAACTCAATAAATGTTTTGCCTAATTCATTTGTTCTAAACAATTTTAGATTCATCTCTTGTTCAATTCTTGTTATATAAGGCATCAATGTATATGTTACAAACTCTTGTGATTGCATTTCTATATTATTAAAACTTGATTTACTTAAATCTTTAAGCATATGTGGAGGCACATTAAATATTCTTGCAACCTCTTCAATGCTAAATTGTCTTGAACTTAAAAACTGAGCTTGTTCTGGACTAATAGAAATTGGCTTAAATGTTAATCCTTCCTCTAAAACAATTGTAGAATTACTATTTTTTAGTTTTGCATAGTTATTGTTAAAGCTACTTTTTAATCTTTGTAAAGCTGTATCACTTAAAGCTCTATCTGTTTGCAGGATTGAACTTGGCTTTGCGCCATTGGAAAAAAATGTTTCTCCGAAAGTTTCTAAACTAACACCCCAGTTTAAAGCCTTTGCACATTGATCAATTGGACTTAATCCAGTCACACCATCATCAGTTATTGTTTTAAAATGTAAAACATCAGATGAATCTAAAACAGCTCCACCATCTATTTGATAAAAAAGCTCATTATTATTTACAACAACAGTTACATTGCTTGGGCTTAAACATATTAATTGTACTGGTGTGCCAGAATTATTTCTAACAATTTGCACATAACTATTTCCTTCCGTACAAATACTTAGCATTATAAACTCAAAAAATGTTATTTTATTTTGATAATAGTTTGGCTTGAATTTTACAAGATTATAAATTGGACTTTTAGAATCCTCTAATTTATCACCATTAGCTTGTTTAGAATAAACAGAAACTGGCAATGATGAAACAGATTCAGCAAGTAATCTTATTGCACACCAAACAGCTGTAAGTGTTAAAGCCTTATCAGTATCAAAAACATTTGCATCTGGAAAAATTGTATTAAGAGATAAATCTCTTTTTTGAGTTTTAGGAGGAATGAATACGTTTGTTATTCTTTCGAGTAAAGTCAATGTGAAATTTTTATTTTCACAATAATACGATTATAAAAAGTTATAAAAAAACAATGTGTGTGTTATTTATTAACATAATTATAAAACTATAACTTCTCTTGTATCATAAACACTATCACCACTTTCAGTTGTAAGATGACAACCTAAAGCCATGACTAAACTAACAACTGGATCAACTTTTTCTTTAGATTTATTTTTTGAAATCTTAATGTTACCAGCACTATCCTCCATAAGTGAAACATTACTCATACACCAATTCATGCATGGATTATTATTGTGTATAATATTTTTAGAAAGTATTTCAGCCTCTAAAGTTTTTGTAGGCATAGACATTGAAACGAATCCTTGTCCAAATGGATCCATGTTAGCTCCATCATTTTGCAAATCAATAACTAATTGTGATGCATTCCATCTGTCATAACATATTGACTGAATACGATATTTTTTAGACAACTCATTTATCTTAGCTTTTATAAAACTATAATCAGCAACATCACCACTTGTTGCATAAATATGTTTATCTCTTAACCATGATACATAATCAACACCATCTCTTTCGCTTCTTTTCTTTGCGTTTTCTTCTGGGATAAATATATAAGGTATAAAAACAAACTTGCCATCTACGTTAAATAAAAGAACAAAAGCAGTTAAATCTCTGGTCGATGCTAAATCCAATCCACCCCAACATTCTTTGCCTTCCAATATTGAGTAATCAAAATCTTGATGACAAGCATCCCACTCTCCAGATGTCAGCCATGCACTATGTGAATCTGTCCATTGATTAAGCATTAGCCTCCTAAATGTGTTTTGATATGATGGAACATCAACAGCTCTTTGGCTTTCTCTTTCCATATATTCTTTTCTTAAACTAACACCATAATTTGGATTTGCTTTTTTCCAAGTAGATTCCAAAGTAATATCATCATCATTTTCTGCTTCATATATTACAGTATAAAATGAATCATCTTTTATAGTTCCTTCATTTACTTTTTTAGCATAAGAATATATTTCATAACAAATAGATTGTTTATCATAACCAGCTGTTGTAATTGCAATTGTCAATGGCTGCCTTCTTGATCCAGTTGATGTTGTTAGTGTATCCCACAAATCTCTGTTTGGCTGTGTGTGTAATTCATCAAAGATTATGCAGTTTGCATTAAAGCCATGCTTGGTTTTAGAATCAGAACTAATTGCTTGATAATAATTTCCTTTGGATTCATTAACAATTGAGTTTCTAAATACCTTGCCTCTTTCAGATAATTCTGGGCTTTGTAAAATCATTCCTTTGGCTATCTCAAAAACTATTCCAGCTTGTTGTCTATCACCAGCTGCACTATAAACTTCACTCCCTCTTTCTTCATCAGCAAATAACATATACAAACCAATAGCAGCACACAAAGTTGATTTACCATTTTTTCTTGGGACTTCAATAAATACTGTTCTATATTTTCTGAGATTTGTTTCTTTATTTTTCCAGCCAAATATGTCGCCAACAATTTTACTTTGCCACTCTTCTAATTTTAATGGCTTTCCAGTTAGCTCTCCTTTTGTATGTGTTACAAATGTTTCAATAAAACCAATAGCTTTATTTGCTGCTTTATCATCAAAGTAAAACTTAGTCAAAGTAATTATTTATTTGTGTATTGTTTGTTGTTACTGGAGCTGATATGTTAGCTCTTGCAACTGGAGTTAATCCAAATTGTGCTGCTAATTTTAAAGCATTATTTAAAGCATCATTTTTCATTTTGACATATGGCTTTGCTTGACTTCTAATTATATCACCATTAGTGTTTTTAAAAATATCTACTCTTCCATTTTTTCTTAGTTCAGATTCGCATTCAATATATAAAGCCATCTCATTGCAGTAGCTTTCAATCAATCTAAGATCAATGTGATGCAGCATTTTTAAATTAAATAATTGTGATGTTACTTTATACCATTCCTCAACTCCAATTGTTGAAAGTAGTTCTGGAGCTTCTGGCAATTGACTAACCAAATCAACTTGCATTTCATTTTCAAGAACTCGACTTTTTTCCAATGTTCCTTGCATTTCTTTCATTGCAGTAGGTAATTTCTTTCTTCCTTTCCCCATTATTTCTTAGTCAATGTAGGCTCAGTTCTTATTAAAGTAGGAAAGCCTCCAAATTCTTTTTCGACCTCAACCATGTATTTTCCACAATTACATTTGGCTTCTCTTGTTCTGACTTTTGAATCAACAATTTCTAAAGTTGCTTTTTCAATTTTTTTTTCAATTTTACATTTTTTGCAATAATATATAAACATAATATTTGGTTTTAGTTTGAACTTAAACTGTTGATATACCTAAACATCCAATTTTACGTATGATATCGATAAACGCCATCAACGCCCTTTTCT